AACAAAATTTAGGACATTTAAAAATGCTATTGAGCATATGCAAAAAGGTTCTTATGCTGAAGCTTCTACAGAATTTTTAAATTCACGCTGGGCAACACAAGTAAAAGGTAGGGCTATAGAAGTGACAGATCAGATAAGGACGAATAAATACTAATGTCTGATCCCTATTTATTTAATTGCACTGTAGTGAAAATAATTGATGGAGATACTATTGATGTCGATGTTGATTTGGGTTTTGGTTGCTGGATTCGTGGCAGTGCTGGTCGTATCCGTCTTTTCGGAATCGATTGCGAGGAATCTCGCACTAGAGATTTGGAAGAAAAAAAATTCGGACTACTTGCAAAAGCCTTTGTTCAGAAATTCTTGCCCGTCGGGTCGAAAGCAATTTTAAAAACGCATGAAAAAGGTAAGTACGGTCGATACCTTGGGGACTTTCAAGTTGATGGGAAATGGCTTTGTGCAGAACTTTTAGCAAATTATTGCGCTGTTGAATATTATGGACAAAGCAAGCAAGAAGTAAAGAAAGCTCATCTTGCCAACAGGTTGAAAGTAAATTTAGATGTTAGCCTTGCCAACACGTTAAAGGTAAATTTAGATGTTAGTTAAATACAAATTTGCTCCCGGCGTAAACAAAGAAGGCACAGAGTATACTGCCGATAGCGGATGGTTTGACTCAGATAAAATAAGATTCCGAAAGGGAAGACCAGAACAAATAGGAGGGTGGCAAAAGTATTCTTCTAATACTTTCCTTGGGATATGCAGATCTTTGCACGATTGGAAAGCTGCTGCTGCTACAGACTATCTAGGACTTGGCACTACTTTAAAATATTATGTTAATAAGGGTGACGCTTATTACGATATAACCCCTATTAGATCAACCACTGCTGCTGGAGATGTTACTTTTGCTGCCGTAAATGGCGATGCAACATTGACGGTATCTGACACTGGTCATGGCGCACAGCAGAATGACTTTGTCACTTTTTCTGGTGCTGTTAGTTTGGGTGGAAATATAACTGCCGCAGTTTTAAATCAAGAATATCAAGTAGCCACAGTTATTGATGGCAATTCTTATACGATAGAAGCAAAAGATACAGCAGGATCTGAGGTTGTAGCTAATGCTTCTGATACAGGCAATGGCGGATCTTCAATAGTTGGGGTGTATCAGATAAACACAGGTCTTGATACTTTCGTACCCTCGACTGGATTCGGTGCAGGCACATGGGGTTCTTCTGCTTGGGGTGGATCTACTGCTATAAGTTCTGGCAATCAACTAAGATTGTATAGTGAGGATACTTTTGGTGATGACCTTATAATAAACCCAAGAGGTGGAGACATTTATTATTGGGATGAAAGTGCAGGTCTTACAACTAGGGCGGCTACATTAGCAAGTAATGCTGCTGCGTCAGATTGTCCAATTGTTTCTCTTCAGATAATGGTATCTGATACAGACAGGCACACTATAGCATTCGGGACAAACGCTATAGGATCGTCTTCAATTGACCCTCTTTTTATCAGATGGTCTGATCAAGAGAATCCTTTTGATTGGACTCCTACAGCAACAAATACTGCGGGAGGAGTTACTCTTCCTGCTGGATCGTTTATTGTTGGTGCGGCTAAGACTAGGCAAGAGATATTAATTTTTACAGATAACAGCATTCATTCTATGCGTTATTCTGGATCTCCTTTTACATATCAGTTTTCTTTGATTAGTGAAGGATTTTCTATGGTCTCTCCTAAAGCTGCGACTAGTGCAGGTGACGTTGTTTACTTCATGGATCGTGGCGGGTTTTATGTTTACAACGGGGCTATTCAAAGATTAACTTGTTCTGTTCTTGATTTTGTATTTAGCAATATAAATCAAGATGAAATATTTAAAGTGTTTGCTACAACGAGTGTGGATTTTTCAGAGATAACTTGGTTCTATCCTGTAGGATCTGGCAATACAGAATGCACTAACTATGTCACATACAATTTTAAAGAAGATTCTTGGTCTATAGGAACTTTAGACAGAGGCGCTTGGATTCCAGCAAATACTAGAAACTTCCCAATTGCAGCGGAAAATATTAACGCTAATGCAAGTTATCTTTATTTTCATGAACGAGGCTTCGATGCTGATGGCGAGGCAATGAACTCGTATATAGAGTCTGGAGGAATAGAGCTTGGTGATGGAGAGCAGTTTATGTTCATGTCCCGCATGATTCCTGACTTTGAGTTTAAAGGGACGGCAGCATCAGCTTCTATGGCAGTTACCGTTAAAGGTAAAGAGTATCCGTTAGAGGACGCGCAGACGCTATCATCTTCTACTGTGACATCAAGCACTAAACAAACTTTTATTAGAGCTAGAGCAAGGGAAACTATAGTTAGGATACAGAGTACAGGTACTGGTTACGGCTGGACTCTTGGCGATCTTAGATTTGATGTTAGATCTGATGGGAGAAGGTGATGGCTGAACAAAGATCTGTTGTACTTCCTATTGCTCCACCACAGTACGACTATAACAACGAGCTTACAAACAGAAGAACAGTGGAAAGATCTTTCCGAGAAGTTCAAGATACGATAAATGTTGTATCTGACAAAGAAGACAAGGATGCTTCTCTTGCTATACGAAAATATCACTTCATGTTTATGGGCGCAAAATGACAGATGTTATTAAAGTCCTTGGTCAGCTTGATGCTGCTGCCACTACCACTGAGGTCTTGTATACAGTTCCTGATCTTACTGTCACAACAATAAGTTCTTTTGTGGCATGTAATCGTAGCGGTTCTGCTCAGACTTTTAGACTTAGCATTCATGTTAATAATGCTGGGGCAGATAACAAACAGTTTTTATATTATGATAAGCAGATAAGTGCTAATGACACATTGACTGCTGTAATAGGTATAACTTTAGGACAAGGCGATGTTATGAAAGTTTACTCAAGTTCTACCGATGTTAGTTTTAGTGTGTTTGGCGTGGAGACAAGTTGATGAACAATATGATGAGGCCGTTACAGGCGAATGCAGATCAGTTAGCAAAGTACGGTAGGTACGGTGATTCGATGTTAGTTCACATGAATCCTGCTGAAGTTCAAGGCATAGCTTCTTTGTCCCCTACAGGAAGATTAACAACCAATCCTGTTACTGGTCAGCCAGAAGCTTTCTTACCTTTCTTGGCTCCTCTTATAGCTCAGTTTGTTCCCGGTGCTTTAAGTGCGGCTGGTCTTGGTGGCCTTAGTGCAGCCGCTGCTGGAGCGCCTGCTTTGACTTCAGCAATAACTTCTGGATTAATAACTGGTGTTGTAGAAGGTGATCTTGAGAAAGGCATAATGGCTGGTATTACAAGCTTTGGTATGGGCAAAGCTTTGGGTGCAGCAAGTGATGCTGTTGGTGCAAAGGATCAACTTGCTGATCTTGCTACAGCTAATACTGAAGTTGCTGATGCAAGCTCGGCTATTGCAGATGCTGCCGCAATGACTCAACCTGTTGAGACTCTAACTCCTCAGATGGAACGCGCAGGAGCGCTTACTAATGCTGCCGTTGGCAGGCCGGACATAGGCAGAATGCAGCAAGCGTTAAGTAGCGCAGAAGCAAGAAAAGGAGTTGCTCAAGCATCCCTAGATACTGCTAGACAGAATATGACAGGGACAGACAGAATAGGATCTCTCTTTACTAAAGAGGGTGCAAAGGCTGGATTAGAAGCTTTTATGAAGCCTGAATCTATTTTGCCAACAGCAATTGGTGCTGGTAACTTGGCACAAATGGATGCTATGGAAAGACAGCAGGCTATAGGTAGAGATCAGGAAGCTAAGAGACAAAGAAGAAGAGACATGGATAGAGGTGTATTATCTGGTGCAGCTCAGTTTGCACAACCTAATAATCCTTTTGCCGGAGTATTTAATAAACCCGGACTAAGAGCATTTGGCGGATAGGAATTTATTATGAGACAAGAAGATGAAGAAGGCATAGCTCAATTTGATCCTTATGGACAAGCTGGATTTGGTGTGGGACAAGTTCTTGGTCGTGACGCAGCTAAAAGACAACAAGAAATTTTAACTGGTAGCTCATACTCTGCAAACATGCCTCCTCCCGGTTATCGACCGGGATTTGATCCTGAGTATCTTTACTTTGGCGACCCAAGGTATGCAGACTATGCAGCTCTTTTGCCGGGTGTATATGGTGACGGGTATCAGCGCCCCGGAATGCCTATAGCCCCTACACCTGTAGCTCCTGCACCTGTTGCTCCTGCTCCCGGCACTCCTGTTGAAGGGATAGATCCTACCACAGGGTTGCCTCAGTACATTGATGGGAAATTTAATCTCACTCCAGCGGATGTAGACAATGCTATGGGTCTTATTCGTTCGGGTCAGTATGACATTAATTCTTTAGCCGAACAGTTAGGTGTGCCTCAAGCTGAAGCATACGATCTTTATAATAGTTATTTGTCTGATACTTTCGGCTTAAACACCTATGATCGTGCTTATGATCCCGGTTTAAATCTTGATGATCAGGCTATTGAGGCGTTAAACCAGCAATACTTTAATGTTGCTAATCAACAAAGCTTTAGCCCAGAGGAAATGTCTCGCATATTTGGAAGACCTCTAGATCAGACAAGAGACTATTTGTCAAAAGGATATTTTAGTGACATTCCTGTTGATGCAGATTACAGCACAGATGAAGCGCAAAA